AAGTTTAAGGAACTCTTCATCTTCACGAATCTGAAGGTCGGGCATTACACGCACACCAATTTCTTGCAGGTAGCGACCAATCCATCGTGAGCGATACAGTTGAAACAAAGATACCGCTCTTGGCATATCGTTTGGTGTGAAGTTTGGCGTGATTGCGTATTTAATTTTGGCGTGAAGCACCTTGCTCATGTGGCTTACGACATTATCCCACCATGGTTCAATGTATTCATCCCAACAATAAAACGAAAGAAAAATTTTGCTTAGGTCTTTCATGCCAGAAGTGCTGTCAACACCCCAGTTGTAAAGCCAGTAGCCATCCCAATCCATTTCTCTTGTTGCGCTTCCTGCCCAAGTGTGCAATGGTTGTGGCAATTCTTCAATCATCATATCTTCACGCAAATACGGTATTTCCCAAAATGTAGCACCTGAAAATACAAGGTCGTCTTTTAGGGTATAAACGCCAGTCAAATCATCTGGCTTGTTCTCAATGTTTTCGCCTTCGTCTGGCTCACCAAAATCAACCGAGCCTTCATCATTGCGATTTGCTGTTGCAGTTTCTCCCAGCCCAACCGACAACAACGGGTCGTTTTGCGAAAGAGTTTCTTCTCCTGCGTTGTTTGATGCCCAAATAACTTGCTCAACATCTGCGGCAGTTGCATTAAGAATTGCATCCATGTCGGAACTTGAGTATCCAGTACCATCGGCAGTGCCTAAGTCACGCAACAACTCGGCAAGAATTTGCCCGTCATAGTCTGCCAAGTCGTTCGTTTTGTTGTCTGCGAGAACGATTCGCTTGGCGGCAACATCGTCAACATCCACGAACACGACTGCGATTTGTTTCCAACCAAGAGATTTTGCGGCAATCCATGTATGGTTGCCAGCAAGAATTTTATGCGTGGATTTTTGAACGACAATCGGGCGGTATTGCTTGTTTATTTCAAGCGACTCTGCAATCGCCTTTACATTGCCTTTTCTTGGATTTTTGTCGTATCCTCTTAAACTTGAAACAGGCACTAGCACAGTCTCGTTAGCAATAATCGTCTGTGTATTCTTCGTCATAATTTTCTCCTTTGATTAATTTTATCGCTTCTTTTCTTTCACTTTCAGTTTGACCACCAGCAACACCTTTGAGCAAATTTGTCTCAATCGCCCAAGTTCTACAATGTTCCAGCACTGGACAACTTGCGCAAATCGCCTTGCAATCTCTTACCACCCTAACACGGTCACAACCTTTTTTGTGCTTTGCGCACCTGATACTACAACGGTGTCTGAAAAAAAGTGGCGTTTTGCCTTTGCACAGTGCGTATTTACGCCATTCTCTGTTCAAGAAATTGTCTGCCATAGATGGCAATGGAGGAAGCGTCATAGACATCTTGATTTCCTGATGCTGAACTGTAGAGAGCATTCCATCTGTGTCGTAGATGCTCTGCGACTTGAACTTTGTCTGCGTTTCCTTTGCCGACAACTGCTTTTTTCCATGTTGAGACATTGACTGGGTATGTCGGACATTCCCTCTCATGCAACGCCGCCTGAACCGCGCCCGATGTGAAGCACTGCACCATGGTTGAACGAACGCCACCACGCCCCAAAACTGGCAATTCGTAGAAACAGTGAATCGGCAACTCCGAATCTTTTTTGTTCAACCATGCTTTTGTTTCATCAATCATTTCCAATGTCAACAACCTTGCGTTATGGCAGGCTTGAGGCCCACTTTTGCCAAGGTTCTTGCTCACTTTAACACGAAAATGTTCTTTGTAGAGAATTACAAAGGCGATATGCGTGGATGCTGGGTCAATGCCGACAACCACATGGTTCTGCGAAGAGTTTTGGTGGCGAAAAAATTTTAGAGTGCTGTCACCCATGAGCCATAGAATAGTCCAGTTGCGCCCAAGTTACACGCCTACTGCCCAATTCAATAGCCCGTAAAGCCATTTCCGTGAATGTTCGCAACTCGCCAGTGCGAAACTTGTAGAACCTGCTATTTTTCAAAACCGAACCTTCGGATTCTGCTCTTTGCAGAAGCATCGTCAATTCCATTGCACGACTGTAAACGGCGTTTGCATATTCCATCAGGGTCATTTCGGCGTTGTCAATCGGTGGTTCTACCCGACCCATCAAAACTTCAACATATCCGTCAAGTTCTTTTCGCAACTCTTGAATTGCTGGTATGCCGCTATTTAGATGAACGGAACGCAACGATGTCGCTTGGGGTGTTGCACCCGTGACAGATTTGCGAATATGCGCACGAGTTGAATGTCGTACCAGTTTTGTTTTCACAGTCTTCTAGCCTTTCAGGTAAGTAGTTGTTTGTAATTGCATCGTTGAGAGATTCAAGTATTTCCAAGATTTCTTTGATTATGTTCGGGTCTTTTTGAACTGAAATTTCCTGCCATTGTTGTGTTGATTTGCATTCATAGACGATTACCGCTTCGTTCAAATCACTCGCCAGCAAATAGGCGTGAACCTGTTTGATGTGTGCGGGCAAAGCACCTTTGATTTGTATTTGCCGAAACTGGCTCGTGCCTTTGAGTTCAAACATCCATTGTTCGTTTTTGTTCACGCCATCCATTGAGCCTTCAATCCGATATTTTTCCGAATAAACTGGCACTTCAATGTCGGTGATGATGCCCGATTCCAACAACATGATTTGCCAACGCAAATGCCGAAAGTGACCATCGTTGAAAAGATTCTGAAGAACGGGGTCGTACTTGGCGAGCGATGGCGCATCGTGATAGCCGTACACCTGCGCCCTTTGACACTGATACAACTGTGACGGGTGAAAAGCACCAGCACGAGATTTGGATACTGTCGGCATCAAAATACTTGATATACGATTGTATATATCAGAACTCGTGATGTGAACGCCGTTCGGGTTGTTTACTAACCATGGTGCGAGTTTGGGCGTGATGCGTGAATTCATCTTCGCAAAACGAACTGCCTGTTTTAACTTCATTGCTTGCCTCTCTTGATGGTTATTGTTGCGGTGATATCTGAATCGGTGAAATAAACAACGAACACTGGCTCTTTCAATTCCAATGCGCCGCGTTTCCAAAGTGCCAGCAATTCTTTTCCTTTGAGCGAATATATTTTGTTGGCATCTTTGATTTCATAAATTGTCTCCTTGTCAGAAGCATCGTGTTTTATTCGCAAAGCCCCCGATGCAGGATGCACCTTTGCGTTTCTTTTTTTTGCTATGGTTTTTTCCGTTTTTCTGCCCTCTTCTTGCCTTGTTCTTGTTTTCCATCTTGGTTCTGAATGAGACTTTCTCTGATGCTTTCCTGAATTTTCGGATTGGATTCCAAGTATCCACGAAACTTGTCCAGCCCTATTTGTTTTTCGTTTTCGTATATCCACCACGACCTGCCTTCATGCTTGATAATTTGATTGAGTAACCCACAAGAAATTAGATAGCCGATTTCATCCACTTTGCCCTGAAGCAAATCAAATGTAAAAACCGACTCTTTTGATGGCACTGACAACTTGCTTTTTTCCAAGGTTGCACGAATTTTTATTCCAGTGATGGAGTTGATTTTTGTTTTATGTCCTTCTTCGTCGTAACCATCGGTTGTCTCCTTCACTTTTCCTGCCTTGCGTAGCGATATGCGATACGAGGCGTAATACGGCAACGCTTTTCCACCAGCGACAACTTCAGGGTCGCCAAACATAACGCCGACACTCATTCGTGTTTGATTGATGAACATGACTGCCGTGTTGCGATTGGCAGATGTAAGTTTGCGCATTCCCAACGACATAAGTGCCGCCAACCTTGCTGGTTGCACCGACTCTTTTGACATTCGTTTTGCGCTTTCTGCTTGTGGCAAAGTAGCCGCTACAGAATCCCACACAATCAAATCAACTCCGTTGCGAATCAATGTTTCTGATGTATCAATGGCTTCTTCTCCCGTGTCGGGTGCTTGATAAATCAGGGCATCTGTATCAACCCCCAACGATTCCGCCCATTTTGGGTCGTATGCGTGTTCGGTATCAATCAAAGCACAAACGCCACCACTCTTCTGTGATTGTGCGATGGTTGAAAGACCGATATACGATTTGAGAGTGCTGTAAGCACCGAACAATTCCGTGAATCTGCCTTTGGGAATGCCACCATTCAACAAATGGTCAATCGGCAAAACTCCAGTGGGGATGTATTCAACCTTCAGCCTTTTGTCGTTGCCGAAAATAACCGTGTTGCTTCCCAACAATTCGTTTATTTCTTGCGCCAATTCCTGTGCTTTTGTCATGTTTCTCCTTAGCGTTTTATGCCCAAGGATTCTAGCGCACCGTTGTCACGGAGTTGTTTCATTACGCCAGTCAAAGTTTTGTCTTTGCCCCAGTTTTTTCCACCAGTAACATTTCTTGCAGGGCATTTGGCAATCATGTCTTCAACGGAAACAAACGGGGCGTTGGCGATGATGGTTTCCGCACAAGTGAAACCCACGCCTTTGATTGAGGACAAACCACGCCTGATGGCGTTGTTTTTTCTGTCAATAGACCACGACACTCCAGACACATTCACATCTGCCGACAGAATCTTGATGCCCATTCTTCGTGTTTCTTTTTCGTATTGTTTTTCTTTCGGGCTACCAACCGTTGTTTCAAGTAGCGCAGAATGAAACTCCAAAGGATGATTGATTTTCAAATACGCCAACTGATATCCCAAAACGCTGTAAGCCGTGGCGTGTGAGCGATTGAACCCATACGCCGCAAATCCTTCTATCAGTTTCCAAGCCATAGATATTTCTCGTTTCTGCATACCATGGTTCGTGCAAAGGTTTTTGAATTTTTCTTTGTTTCGTTCAAAAACTTCCGTTGCTTCTTCCGAGTATCCACCAACGGCGTGTTTGCCTTTCACCGCTTTCAGAAATGCGTTGAGTTCAACAACTGGCATACCCAAATCACGCAAAATTTCAAGAACCTGCTCTTGAAAACAAGGTACGCCAAAAGTTTCTTGCAGGTGCTTTTTGAAGATTGCGTTCGGATAAACGACATTTTGGGGACTTGCACGATTTTTCAAGAATTTGCTCACATATCCACTATTGATGGTTGCAGGTCGGTAAAGGGCGTTTACAAGAATCAAATCGCTGACTGACTTGACCACGACTTCCTTGCATCCACGAGCGGCAGTCCAGCCTTCCATTTGAAAAACGCCAGTATCCGTGTATCCACGCTGTAGAAACTTAAATGTTTTCTCGTTGTCCAACGGTATCCATGTCGCATTGGTTTTGCCGATTAGTTCTAGGCATCGGCGCAAAGTTGTCAACGAGCGCAAACCCAAAAGGTCAATCTTGACAAACCCTGCGTCTTCCACATCATCCATCATCATCTGTGTAACCATGGTGTCGGAAGAAGGAATAAGCATCTTCGGAATCCACTCTTCCAAACTGTGCGATGGTGGCGCAGAAACGACAAACCCAGCGGCGTGTGCGCCAGCACTTCGGCGCAAAGGCATATCGCCCAACATTCGCAAGCGTTGAGCGTCGTGCGAATTAACACTATCCAAATCGTGTAAATTCTGAACTCTCCCAAGCGTTCGGGCGAAACTGTCGCCAAGTATTTTTCTTTTCGCGCTCATGTATTGCACGAACAACCCACCACGACCAGTTTCTTCATCGTAAGAGAGCCTGTTATATGTGCCTATTTGCGTAATTTCATACTTGCTTTTCAGATATTCAATGACATCATCTCTGCGCACATCTTCAATATCCAAGTCAATATCGGGTGGTCTTGTTCTGTCGGTTGTCAGAAATCTTTCAAAAATCAGATTCCACTTCAAGGGGTCTATCTGCGTGATACCCAGCAAATAGCAAACCAAAGAGCCAGCGGCAGAACCCCGTGCCGTCACGAATATGTTTTGCTCGTTGCACCAGCCAACATAATCGTTGACCAACATGAAATAATCTGCCATTCCAGTTTTTTCAATCACCGACAACTCGCTGTTCAATCTTTCCTTGTAGGTGGTTTTGTCGCCCGACACCTTCAACATCGTGTTTAGTTTGGCGTTGCAAAGAGCAGACAACTGCTTGTTCGGATTTTTGGTTATGGCAGGAATGAAATATCTGTATTTGTCAAGAGGTTGCAATTCCAAGTCGTGATTGTCCAAAAGCCATTTGCACGATTGCTCTGACGCATCCCAAACTTCGGGCTTGAATTGTTTTTTCAACCATGAAGCACTGCACAAGTGATAACTATTCCCAGGGTACGCCAAATCTTTTTCGTCTGCCGAGTAAGCAATCATGCGCATCATGTTGTGCAAATCTTTTTCTTCTTGGTCGCAATAATGCGAATCCTGAGAGACAATCACTGGCAAGCCGTTCCAATTCGCCATGGTGACGAGAGCATTCACAAGTTTTTCGTCGTTCCACCCGTCGCCATGGTCGGCTTTGTGGTTTTGAACTTCAACAAAAACTTTGTCAAACATTTGGTCAAGCAACTTTGTTATTCGCTCTGCTTTTGCGTCATCGCCGTGAACTATGGCTTGCGAAACCAATCCGAAATAGCAACCAGTGAGACAGGCGATACCATGCAATTCTTCTTTGGCAGACAACTCCGACAAGTCGTTGATATCCAACAATGGTTTGTAGTGGTAGTGGCTTCTGTCGTGCGAAAGAGTTGAAAGTTTGGAAAGATTTTTGTAGCCGTCAGTCGTGTAGGCAATCAAAGACAAATGGTTGCGCTTCGCCTTCTTGTCTCCACGGTCTAGCACGACATACGCTTCAAGCCCGATGAAGGGCAAAATGTCGTTTTGTTTGCAAGCCTTATACAACTGAAACGCACCGCTCATGTTGCCATGGTCAGTAAGCGACAAGGCAGGTTGTTTCAGCGAAGCAACTTTCTCCACCATGCGATAGATGTCTGCCATCCCGTCAAGACAAGAAAATTCAGAATGGACATGGGTGTGAAAAAAATATGTCATACAGGCCAGAAATAGGGTAGCCCACTCTCAATCTTCCAACCGAATTGTGAATAATGTTTTGGAAATTTGAAAAGCAAGTTTGATTTGTGCGAATTATGCACTCTTGAATCGCCCCACCACCACGGTCTAACTTCTGTGTTTGTCGGGTCAAGTTTTTCAAAATCGTGCATCAACTTTTTGATTTTTTCTTTGCAGGTGTCTTGATAACCACGCTCAATCCATTCGGTGCATATCGCCAGCGAATATACGCACAGGGCGAGTTCGCTTCCCGCCCACATTTTTACCGCAGGATGACTCTGCCAGCCGTATTTGTACCCGAACTTGTTGGCGTGTAACGCCGTGATAATTTGTAGCGATTCAACCCGTTGCTTGCCTAATCTTTGCCTGTCAAGAACACGAGCGTTTTCCATATATGTTTCGCATGGAACGAATGTTTGCATTTTGTCTCCTTAGGACTAAACATCAAAAAAATGGTTCAAACAAAATGTTTGTCGGTGGTGTATCACTCTCCTTTGCTTGTTTTCGCCATTGGTATGTTTTTTTGTTTCTTGGCATCTTAGCGCATCTCATCGCCCAATCGGTGATGTGTTGTGGGCAACGAACTACTCCACCATCGCTTGAAATCAACCAGTTTGAATACTGTGGCGATGAGTGCAAAATGACCCGACAACATTTCGTGCAAAAAAATGTTGGTCGGGTCTTGTCTTGCATTATTTGGTTTGGTTCTGCTTGTTGAACTTTCTTTGGCGAACGGCATCGGGGCCGTTGGATTTACTTAGCCGATATCTTTCTTCGTATTCGGTTGCAGGGTCGTAGCGATAAATCGTGCCATTTTCGTTGTCACGCAAGCGAAGAATGGTTATGCCCAAGTCTTCTATTGCCCTGAGAACATAGCCCATTGAGCGTGGCGAAAAATGCCCAACTCTGTCGCAAATATCTGCCCAAGAAACAACTTCGCCTGAGAGCAACATTTCTGCCACATCATAACGCTTTGCTTCTCTTGCCTTGTTGAACGGATTTTTTGGTTTTGTTGCCATAGTTTTCTTTCTTGTTGGGGTGTGGCATGGGAGTAAGTGAAGGGAAAGGGGGTTTACCCCCATGCCACGATTTGTTTGGAACTTATTCTTGCTGTGAAGCCTCAATGATTAATTCAACCATTTCGTCTTTGCTTTTTCCGTCATGGTCAATCTCCATGTCTTCGCAAATGATTCGCAAATCACGCAACTTCATTGCGTTGAGAGTTTCTTCGTCAAGCACTTCGGCTTCCGTGTCTGCATCGTCATCATCGTCTTTTTTCATGGCTTTTTTTTGCCAATCCAAAATGGACTCAACTTCGGTCATGCTTTCGTCATCTACGACAATTTCAAGCGTTTCCAAAATATCCTGCAACCATTCGGGCTTGTTGTTCTCCAACCATTCCAGTTCTTCGGTGGAATAATTGTCACGAACGGTTTCCGAGCCATCGTCATCGGTGGGGAAAATGTCTTCATACGAATATGTTTTCGTCTTGACGAGTTTCTTTTTCGGCTTTTCGGCAACCATGGTTGTTTTGCCCACTGCCACAAGAGTTTTTTCATCTTCGTCAATATCATCGTCATCCAAAGACGGTGTTGGCTTTGATGTGTCTGATTCGCCAAGCGCAGAAGCCCTTGCTTGAATGAGAATCTTTTCAAGGTCAAGTGCTTCGTATTTCGCCAAGTTCAACTTTGTGGGTGCATCAGGCGTGACATCGTAGGTCGTGTCAAGACCTTCGCCATGCTTCTGCAATTCGTAATTACGGTCAATCATCGTGCCGAACTTGTCGTATTTGAGAATCAAACTGTTTGCAGTCGTCTTCGCAAGTTTGATGGGAATAACACGGTCTGATTGAATTTCAATCGCAGAAGCAAGATACCTGAACGATGCTCTTGCACCATCGGGGAGAATTTCACCGACTGCCATTGGAACAAAATTTCGGCTTTCGTCATTCCAGTATTCATAGAATCCGAACCACTCTTCGGGTTCTGTGATGAACCTGACGGTGATTCCTTCTGCGGGAACATTCTTGATGAATGTGTTTAACGATGAACCACCTTTTTTAAGTGATTCTTTCAGGGCTTTGATGTTGCCCATCTTCTTTCCACTTATATTCATGTTTGACCTCCATGGTCTTTTGGTATTCATTAAATGACATTACTTTTCATCAAAGCATTTGTCAAGGATTAGAAATGGTGGGATTTCGCCACACACAAAGCCAATGAAAAACTCTGTGTTGGACAGCAACGCCAATCAGAAGGGAGTTTTGGAGTATGAACAATCCAAAACAAAAAATGATGGCATCCCACCGTGTCGCCGTTACGACCTTTGCTTGTTGCGTTGTCGCAACATGACTCTGCGAGCGTGTGGCATTTTTCCACCGAATACGCCGAATTCGGTCAGGTTCTCTCGCAACGAGTATTCCAAGCATTCTTTGATTACTGGGCATGATTCGCAAATTTCAATCGCTTTGCGATAGTGCTTTCGTGCCGCTTGCCCACGACTCAGTTCGGGAAAAAATACCGATGTATAGCCAGTGCATGAGGCTTTGGCGAACCATGATTCTTTGTCGCTAAACAACATCTTCTCCACCTTCCTGTGATTTGAGTTCGTGCATGATGACCATTTCAACCCAATCGTCAAAACTTTGCAATTCTTGAAAAACATAGAACGCTTCACGAACTACTTC